CTTCTAAGTCTGAAGTTTTCATCATTGATGATGGTGATGTTCCAAGTATCAAAGGTTCTGTCTCCAGCAACCTTCAGTGTTCTACCTCTAAAAGGAATTTCAATGGGAGTAATGTTGGAAGCAGGAAGTGCTGCTGCCTTGCAAAGGAACTGAAATTCTTCCTTAGCATCATTACCGAAGTCACCCATATTCTCACTACCAGGCCAACCGGTAATGTCAACCTCAAAGAGATTAGGACGGGCACCGCCCCCTCTGAGGGCGGATTTGAAGTTAGTGATCGTTCTTAAGTTTGCCATTAGTTGTTGCCTCCTTGTTTATTTAATAGTATTATCAAACTCTGCCTGTAACTTCTTCAAATGCAACACCAGTTCGTGTGGCAACAAATGTAAGGGTGACATAGTTAATAGACTTAGTGGGTTTCAGGAAGATATCTGCCCGGAACTCATTATTGTCAACAACGTCAGGAGTGTTGTTAGAACTATCACAAATGACTCGGAAGTCGGTCAAACCTCTCTTCGCTTGAACATCGCGGAGGAAGGGTTCAACAGCGTTTGTGAAGGAAGATCTTGTGATCTCATCGTTGAACTCAAAGAGTTGCTCGTTTGCGAGTCCTTCAAGTGCCTTCTCAACTGTGAGGAAGAGGCGACGAACGTTGATTCTATCGAACGCGGAAGCGAAGTTCAGTCCAGTCTTATCACCGTAAAGAACGGTGCCAGTTCCTGGTAATGTAACGATAGAGTTGACTCTCGCTTCATACAGAGAGTCTCTTTGTGCTTTATTGGGGTTGAAAGCAAGTTTAGTGGCGTTGTTAAGGACACCTCTTTGCTGACCAGCAGGTGAATACCAGGGGAACTGATCGATCTCAGTTCTAACCATCAGACCAGCAACGTCTCCGTTGGCAGGAATGTAGCGGAACTTGTTATTGAACCTGTCATACATGTACTTGTATCCGCTGTCAAAGAAGGCGAATGAAGAGGATGCCAGGGGAGAGAAGAACTTAATGATGTTATTTGTTTGATCCGTGGTGGAGGAAACATCAACTACATTGTTTCTATCGGGAGAGATGCAAGCAACACAGTCTTTTCTACCATTTGCGATAGAAATAAGTTTGTTTGCTTTTGCTTGTGACTCAACTTCAGTGGTGCAACCAGGACCCATGAGAAGGAAGTTAATTTCAATCTCATCCTTATTAGCAAATAAGTCGTAACCTGCGGTCAGGTCACCAAGGGTTGCTGCCATTCCTTTGTTGTCGGTTCCACTGTAGTCCTTACCACCCACGAGGGCATAAGTCTTGTTACCGATAGCACCGAATACAGTATCTTGCGCCAGTTGTCCCCAAAGACCTTCAGCAGTTGTATTTGCTGTAAATTCTGTAGAGAAACCTGTAGCAACTGGAGTTGTACCGTGATAAGAGTCTGCTGCAGCAGATGCATTACCGCCTGCGTAGATGTATTGAGAACCTTGAGCAAGGAAGTCCTTGTAGAATGTTCTCTCAGGAGAAGCAACTGCAGAAACAGTGTCAGATGCCTTGGAGAGGAAAGTGTTTCTCTCAAGAACATTACCTTTAACACCTGTCAGAGTGCCTTCGTCATCAACGACAACAACGTGCATTCCATCATTCAAACCTTGTCTATCGCTTACATAAGCAGATGTTGTAGGTTTGGGAGCAATCTCTTTCCAGAAGATGGTTGCGTTGGAGAGAGTCAGTTGCTGACCATCATACCAGTCAGTGACTGTTCCAGCAGCACCAGCGAATACGCCAATACCTTTACCAGTGTTAATACCAGAGTTATTAACAGGGATGATAGTTGCGCCAGATACGAAAGATCTCAGAGGATCGTTCTGAACGTAAGAAATTGCGTTCTCTGTGCTTTGTCCAGAAACTCTGGATACAACTTTAACAGCGATGCTACTAGCACTGTTTGTAGAGTCAGTGGTTACACCAGTGATGATGCCTTTCAGGAAACCATCGATAGTTTTGGTTGTTCCAATACCAGGTTCAGTTCCACTCAGTGCCATAGTAACACCAAAACCAACCTTAAGGTTAGAAGCACCAGGGTCATCTGTTGTAATACCGATGACTTGATCAGCAAAGTCATCAATGAAAGCAACTTTTAAGTTGTTGGCATATGTGCCAGGGTTCTTCGCTGCGTACAGGAAGTCGGTTGCATCGTCGTAGTTGGCATTAAAGTCATCGAAGTTCTTGATCTTCAATGTAGTAGATGCCAAACTAACACCAGCGTTAGCATTGTTGAGGTTAGAACCATCAACTCTGACAACCTTGAGTCTTCCACCGTAAGATAGGAAGGATGATGCGGTCATCCAGTATTCATAGTGCCTATCAGTGGAAATGGGACTTCCAAATACATTGATCAGTTCTTCTTCTGTAGTAATATCTACAGCTTCCGATACGGGACCAATACTGAAAGGTGCCGCTATCGCTCCGTTGTTTTGAAGAACATTATCAGCTCTGCCTACTGTAAGATCAACCTCCCTTACAAGTATCCCAGGAGATAATTGAGGAGTCGCCATGTTTTTCTCCGTTGTCTCAGTTTATCTGTAGATATTTAGAATTTGCAGCATTTTCAACGGGGAAACACGACGTGAACTACCAATCTGGGTAGTCCCAGTCCATGAATGGGGTTTGTTTCTTCTTGTTTTCGACTATCCTCTTGATAGTGCATTCTTTGCACTCATAAGAATATGATGATGCAACTGCTCCTCTATCCTTTCTTGTTCTGTAATATCCCTCTATCAGGTTCTTCGTTTCTCCACATACTCTACACTTTCTATCGTTCAGGAGCAGATGCCCAAGTTTGATCTGTCCATCGAGATCCATTACCGATACTCCCACATGTAAGAGCGGTCACCATATTCATCTGCTTGGAACCAACGGTCACCCTCAGAGTCAGTAAAACTCTCAGAACCTAAACCATCGTCTAGGAAACCAAATGGTGCCATGTCCTGTTCTATCTGGTTCTTCTGCTCTTCGTAGAGACGCTTTCTAATATCTTGGTCAGTAAGTTCTTTAAAATAGTCTTGTGCCACCAACCAGGCATAAATGACAAGGCACATTGCCAAGTCATCATTACACCCATCTTCTGCCTCGAATGAGTTGTTCTTTGAGATGAATGTTGTTAGTTCTGATATAATATCTAAGTCATTGAAAAGAAGTTTATTCTCTTCAATCATTGTTTTCAAGTTGAGAGAACCAACCTTTTTGACAGTCTTTGACATCTTGACACCTAGTTGTGTCTTTTTGCCAGAAAAACCTTGACCAACTATCTGTCCTGCTCTACCTCTCATAGAGCACATCAAAACGTTTTGATATTCTAAGTCATAGTGAAGTAATGATGCTACTTGGTCTCCAACATCATTTACCTCACATAAAATGAACGCATTATTGTAACTCTTTGCTATTTCGTATATAACATTAGGAAATAGCATTGGTTTTATGTCATTATTTCTATATTTTGCTACAACCTTATGGGGGAACTCTGTTATGTCTACACATACAAATGCAGAATAATCTTCTCCTACACCCCTTGCAACGTCAACAGTAATAACATAGTCATGGTCCTTTACTGGATCCTGATACACATCAAGACCAGCATTAGAGGTTTGTGGTGCCTCATATACTAATGACCTCAGTTTGCTGGGAGCAATGAGAGTATCAATAGAACCAAGGAACTCACACTCAAACTCAATCTTGAACTGCTGTTCAGACGTGTTCTTGATAGTTTGCTCTTTCCACTCTTCATCTCTTCCTGGTACTTCACTCCAGTGAACGTCAGTGGGAACATACTCATTCTTACCATTCTCGGCATCAGTCCACATACGGTAGAAATGATTCATACCGTGAGGAGTAGATACAACAATTACTTTGGTGTTTTTACCAGAAGTAATAGTAGGATATACAGATGCAAAGAACGAGTCAGCGATGTGATTTGGGACAAACGCGAACTCGTCGAGAAAGAGGATGTTGAACGACATACCTCGGACAGCACTTGCAGACGTAGAAGCTGCCAATATCTTACTGCCATTCTCTAACTCCAAACTACCTTTGTTCCACACCATGATACCCTGCTGCATCCACTTAGGAAGGTTTTCATATGCAGTTTGTAACCTTCCAAGAAGTTCTCTAGCAGTTGCTGCTTTGTTTGCAAGAATACCAATGTTCACGCTATCATTGAAGATAGCATAATGCAGAAGGTAAGATACCACTGTAGTGGATTTACCAGTCTGCCTAGGCATCTTACAGATATTGAATCTATTTTCGTGGAAGTTGTTGATTAACTTCTCTTGAAAGCGATATGGTTGGAAAGGGACAAGACCCTCATCCAAACTAACAATTTTTACATACTTATTGGCAAAATAAACCGGATCCCTCTGACACTGAACAAATTCAATGATTTGCTCTTCAGTGAACTCAATAGGGGTATTCGCTTTTTTTAGGTTAGGATTACCAAGATATACATTATCAGGCATACTTCACTCAGCAATTCCAACGTCTAAGAGCTTTGTTGATTCTGCTATCTGGATCTCTTGCAGTTTTAGCAGAAGTCAATCTCTTTTTCATTCCTTTCATTCTGGAACAAAAAGACTTGCGACGATTTGCATCTTTTGAACCTTTCTTGAGTTTAGAAGGTTTTGTTGTTACAGCAGTTTTGAGTTTTGAACCTGGGTTCTCTCTACGATAAGCATCTACTGCCTTCTGACTCAAACCGTCAGTCTTATCTTTACGGTTTACTTTTTGCCAGTCTTCTAAGACTTCGGTCTCCTGAGAGACCTCTCCTGATGCTGTTGCGTCATCTGCAACAGTCTCATTAATTGCTCTATCTTCTCCTGATCGCTCCTCTGCGACTTTGAGAAGTGGTTGTCCTGGGTCATGGTCCGAGACTCTGAAAAACGTTAGTCTTGCGCCAGGATATACATTATTAATTTGATCTTGAACTTCTGTTCTGGATGGAATGCCTACTTTAGGGAAGAACATTTTTATCAGCATCATTCTTCCACGGAAGACAAAATTAACTTCAACGATGTTGCCAATTTTTGCAGGGAGTCTTACTGCCTCTTCGACCTGCTCTTTTTTGACACAACGATTGTATGTTTTACCGAAGAGTTTTTGGGTTCCTACTTTTTTGTAACCCTTCCAGCACTTTTTTGCTTCTGCTAACTCCTCTCTCCAGTTAGAAAATTCTTCTTTCTTGGTGCTATTTCCCCAGTTGGCTGCACCTACCTTACGACACTTGACCAGTGCTCCCGACGCATACGCACTTGGCCAAACAGAATAACGGGACTTAACTTTATGGTAACAGGCATCTTTAGTTCCACTGCCCTTACCTTTTTTGTCCTTTTCTTGGATGAGATTTGCTTCTTCTTTCATCTTTCTAGGACTATCAGTTTTTACATAAGTTGGTTTTGCTGCACCAGACTTTTGTGGTTGTCCAGGATCAGCTTTTCTTTTTCTTCTCTGTGCAGACTTCCTTTCGGCGTCTGTCATAGATGCTCTTTTTGCCGATGATACACACTTAGGAGTAGTCTTTTGTCCGGGTTGTCTAGCGCAGGGTTTTCCTGACACGACTTGAACCCATCCAGGTTTACCGCCTTTTGAGCGAGAACCTTTAAACCACTGACGTAAGGTGCCTTCAGTTTGGACTACTTCTTCTCCCATTCCCCCGCCATTACCACCATTGCCACCGCCGTTGCCGCCGTTAGCACCATTACCATTTCCATTACCGTTTCCACCGTTTCCATTGCCATTACCGTTCCCATTACCATTCTTCCCGTTGCCAGGTTTAGATGTCAGCATTCCTCTTCCACCGATATAATAACCGGATGGAATCTTCTTGCATTTCTTATCAGTAAAACAGTAATACTGCCCAGGAGGACACTTTTTCATAAGAAACTAGTAGTCTCATCTATTATTTAGCAATCATTGAAGACTGAACCTACTCTAGAACCTGCTGCTTCACCAACTCTTTGACCAAGTAAGTTCGCCCATCCTGCTGCCAACCATCCGACATAGGGTATATTCATCACCGCAGGTGCTATTACTCCAGTGCTAATTGCTGTTCCCGCCATCGCACCTTGTGACCTCGCTCCAGCGTCTGCCACGATACACTCTATGTCTTCTGCAGACTTTCCCTCGCCTACTCCTCCACCAGTATTTCTAAAACCTTCTGCTGTGTATTCGTCTCTTCTAAATTCAGTTTTATCTATATTTCTACCACCAAATAATCCTTTTTTATTTTCTACTAGATCAATACTCCTTTCAGATGTGAGAGTTTTAGGATCGTTTGCTTTATACTCTATAGTATATCCATCTTTTCCTACTTCAACTTTGTATGAAGAGTATCTTCCAGATGGAAAGTTTATCGCGGGTGGTTGAATGACTGGTTTCCTACTAATAAGATGACCTAGAATACCAATGTGTGCTACGCCAATGACGGCACCTAAACTAATGGAAGCAATCTTAAGAGGTTTCATTTCAACACCTAGCGAAGTTTACTTTGCTCTCTTCTTCCTCCCCGCACAATGTGCTTTTTGAGAAAATCCTTTTGGGTTAGAGCAATCAATACTGCGCTTGTATTTAGCACTCCAACCTTCTCTCATCGCCTTTGTTTTCTTTTTCATCATATTAATATACTTTCTATAGACTGCTGCCTCAGCAGTCTTACCCATTTCTCTTGCTCTTTGTTCCATAGCAACTGCTGCTTGGATCTTGTGAGCATGTGATCTTGAGGAGTTTCTTATCTTACTTACAGACTCTTTTGCTTTGGCAACATTCTTAAAACCTAGACCGTGAATAGTTCCTTTGGGGTCTTCGTCGGTGTAAAGGTCAGAGTGTTTCTTTGACTTAGCAGGTTGTCCTTTTTTTCTAGGAATCCTAGGGTTCGCTTCTTCCTTGTAGAACTTATCAAAGTTTGAGCGAATACGTTTGATGGTATTATTATCCATCAACTGTGTATATTCTTTGGATGCATGAACCATCGCATCAATGCTAGGTCCATCACCATCACTGCTACTCAGTGAAAGTTTTAAAACGGGGTATATATTTGAAAATCTATATCTTGCTTCACCAGTTTCTGCTGGTGTCTGATAATCTTGTGTGAGGTCATCATCATCCTCATTCTTGAACAAGTAAGGAGTATATTCTGCCACTCCTCCGCTAGTAACGGAGTTGGTGGGTGCTGCTTCTTGAATAAACTCCTTAAAAGTTTTCATGCGTTCAATGCAGTATAGATGACACTGAAAGTTGTTAATCCAGCAGATGCTGGATATGCTAAAAGTCTTAATTGTCCAGCACTCAAGTCTGCTGAGAAAGTGGCAATACCTGAAGGTGCCTGAAGTGTTCCATACTCAGTAACATATGCCGAAGTACCATCATGCATTGCTTTGACGATGGTAGAATTAAAACTACTAGATTGAGTTACTTGTACATTAAACTCAACCGACTGATATTTTGGTGCCGAAAGAGATACAAGCGCAGTTTCACTTGTTGTGGCAGTTGTAGTCACACCTGACTGAACAACACCACCAACCATATTTAAGTTAGTTTTGGTTAATGAACCTACGATGTATGGCATTTTACGTTGCTGTCTCTAGGATACTTAAAATACACTTAAGTGT